TGTACCTAGCGGTTCCCATACTGCACCCGGCTCACCTGTTTCCTGCGCAAAGGTAGTAAAGTCATCTAAGTCATCATCCGGTTCAAACGTTTGCATACCGTGTACATTAGGGTCATCTTTCTTGCCTACGTCGTGGAACTTTTTGGCTTCTTCTTTGGCTTCCTCTTTATGGAATGCCTCTAAAGTCTTGTGGTCTTCTGCTAATCCGCTTATAACTATGTCTTGTAAATAAGGGCTTAGAGCCAGAAATTCTTTAGGTCTGTCTTGGAAGAATTCGGAAATAGCGGGATTCTCAACTACCTTTTTCTCTTCTGGGGAAAGGGCTGCGTACTTGTCATACCACTTTTGGTTGTGGTACCGCTCTGGAAGATGATCCCAAGGTTGCCTATCTCCTTCTTTATCGAGGCCAGTAACAGTAGCCTCTGCTGCTTCCTCTCTCTTCTCTATGATATTAGTAAGGATAGAGTCCCTAGTATTTATAAATTCCTCTGAGTCTTCATAGGTTCCGTCCTTTAAGGAAGAATCTACGAAATCAAATCTTCTTGGGAAGCTGGGGCCTCCCGGCGTTCCCGCGGTTCCCCACCCAGAAGTTTTTTTATCCTCAAAAAAGTTTGTGAATTGGTTAAGAAACTGCCCGACAAGAGCCTTGTAGGTCTCCGAACCTTCTGATGCTGCGAGATGACGCATTACCTCTTCAATCTCGCCATGCCCGATTTGGTTCTTACGATCAAATCTCCACATATCTAAAGGAACTATTAAACGCCTACCCTTGCTTCCACCTCCTGTGTAGTTTGGGTCGTACTCAACCTTTATATCTCTAACTCTTTCAGACCACGGACGAATATCTCCTTCCATCCGAACGTCCCCCAGTTCTTCTGAATGTAAGCCTGCGGTATCGAGGTGATGTTCAAATAGCATGCTGCTTTTTGGGTCAAATTGTTCCCCTGTAAAAGAAAAATCCATTGGAGCAACATAGCGTGGGGACGTTAGAGGATTCTCTTTTGCTGCTGCTGCTTCAGGGTCAAACTTTGTGATGGGGACACCAGCCGCGTCAAGCCCGGAAACCCACCCCGCTTCTTGAAATTGGGGTGGCGTAGATGAGGTAGCTGCTGCTGCTTTAGTATAAGCATTTGGGTCAACATAGTTTGAGGTATATGCAGCAGGGTCTGTTGGTTCAATCGACCACGGCTGTGATTTATTGGTTGGATCGAAGTGGACGGTTTGCCGAACATCCCCTGTTGATAGTACCAACGGCATACCAGCTTTATTTCCCCATCCACCTGCCTCTCTTATGGCTATCGTTCGCGCTGCGCCGGGATTAGATGCAGTAACGGGATGCCAGAAAACTTCACCGTCTGGTGCTGTTAGAGGAACGCTATATCTTGGCATCTTACATTCTTCCTACTGGATTAACCCTAGGGCCGGGGCCACCGGGCATTCCCGGTGGTGCTTGGTTAGGGTTGGGTGTTTGCGGGAAACCCTGCATCGGAGATGGCATGACCCCGCCAGCTACGCCGGGAGGCCCGGCTGTTCCGGGTGGTGGCCCCGGTGGTGGCCCGGCTCCTCCACCTTCTGGGGGAGGGGGCGCGCCCATCTGTTGCGCAGCCATAACCAGTTGCTGGAACTGAACATCCTGCGCAGCTTCCTGTTGCTGATCCTGCTTCAATGTTTTTCTTAGAAGGTCTAAGTAAATCATCGCTTTTTCCTGCTCGCCCGTCTGCATCAGACCCTCTATCAAGGTAAGCAGTAACGCCTTCGGCTCAGTAACGTGAGCCTGTTGTGCGCTAATAGCATTCTTGAATTGGTCAACATCATTTATCTGCATGACGTTTTCCCAAATCCACTCGTCAGGTGCCAGTGGCCTGTCACCGTCACGCATCATCTGTGCCATTGTGACAAGTTGTGGCTCGTCCTGTGGCATTCGTACACCAAACTTTATATCAATAGCCCCGGCACCTTCAAGGTCTGCGGGCTTTATCTCTTCATTGAAGTAGTTGGAAATATCGTTATGCCGACCTCTTACGTCGAGCGCAGAGAATCCACCAGTCTCGTACTGCATGGATATGATCTCTGACATCTGTTTATAGCAGGAAGTCATCGCCTGTACGCGCGGTTCAATCTGGTGTGCTGACCCTTCCTGAAGAACCTTGGCTGCGAATCCTGAGATAGCAAACGGCAGTTCGCCATAACTAACGTTAGATAATCCACCACGCTGAATCTCACCAGAGATTAAACCCACGAAGTTGCCCGTATCGAGAGGCATCGTGATCTCATCCATTAGCGAGATGTCAGTCCCGGCAGGGAGTGGGACTTCCGACCCGTCTTGCCAAGGGTCGGTATCCAGCGTGGTGGTTCCGTCAGGAGAAATAATCTTATAAGGTCGCCTGACAGCACGCCTTACCAGTGTCTTGTACGCACTCATTGCAAAGTTCAAGTCTTCGTAGAGTGTGCGGTTAGCAGAAAATATAGACTCGCCATAGTCACGGGCAGTGTCGTCACCGGAAAGATCATCCTGTATCCACGGTGCCGGGCCGACTGCTCCTAAGAATACGGGCGCGCAAGGGTTGCCATCCATATCCCTAACATTGTGCTTGGTTAGTCGTTTACCGTACTTGTTTTCATCTTTGTCGCCAACGACGATTACTGCGTTCTCTGTCCTTGAGTAGTAATCCCAGACAGTAACACCACCGCTTGTCTCGCCTTCTATTGTCGGCTCAACGTCTACGTTATAGCGAGTCTTTACTGATAAGGCTGACCGTTTAGATTTATGGGCAAGCCAGACAATACCTAGGTCATCCATCTCATAACAAACGTGTAATGGGTCGAACGGAGTTATGTCAACAAAGGTGGTGCCATCTTCACGCTTGTTAAGCATTGTGCGTCCTGCATACCATCCACGAAGAACTATATGGAACGCTAGCTGCTCTCTTACACTGGGTTGCCCGAATCTTTGCATTCGTTCATCGGCAAGGTTAAGCGCACCGATAACAAACTTCTCTTTGGAGCTACCGCCCGCTCGATCTGCTACCTCTAAGCTAAGAGGAACACGCACCGACATCTGGGCGTTTGATAAATAAGACATTATCTTGTCGGCAAGTATCTTGGGGGCGTTAGAGGTATAACTCTGGTACCCGGTTCCTGCGTCATAAGGATTCATACGGTATAGACCGTAATCGTTTTCCATTCGGGTTCGGCGTGTTCGGAACCCCGGCGATTCCCAGACTTCGTTGATCTGGTCTACTAGGTCGTCGATTTTTGCCACGTTACCACCTGTTTACAGTAATTATCTTGGTCGAGCCTACAGCCCTAGCGTAGCCATAGTTTACGACAAGTCCGTAGGTTATTGCTTTAATGCCGTGGTTGAAAGCATCTCTAGGCTCCCTTCCAACAGTATTACCTTCCCTGTCTGTACGCCAAGTATAAACATGAATCTGCTCGTCGAACGGGTTCGCACACCCGCCCAATTCAGAGATTACACCTTTTACCTTGGGGTTGAAAATTATATTCGGCTGCTTATTAACAGGGTTTTCTTTTAAGAATGTGTTGAACCTTTCAACACCATCAAGTATCCCGACTCTCTCTGATTGCATATACAGGCTGGCCTTTTCAAGCCAAGTATCTACAGGGCGGGATTCCCCTATATTATGGGCTGCAACATCAATTACTCCGTGTTGAACATCGGGCCACCACGGGCGCATCTGGCAAATCTCTATGATCTCTTCAGTAATCTTCTCGCGTTCAAAGATTTCGTCGATAACCCTAACCTGTTCCCCAATAATTTGTACAGCCTCAACAGCATAGGCCGACTTTGTTACCTGTGAGTAGCCGGGGTCTACCCATAAATGAACTGGCTCACCCTTAATATATTCTGCCCTGTCCGATATATGTGACTGAACATCAAACATGTTGTGTACAAGTCCCTTCGGGGGCGCAGGCTTGCCCGCTACACGTTCATTAAACCAGTCTTCGGAGTGCAATCGCTCCAATGCCAGTATCTCATCGTCTTCCCTGCCATCAGGGTAGACCGCTTGGTTAGTCCAAGAGGGTAATGAGAAGGAAATAGCGTCATCGTCAGGATTAAAGTACTGCCAAGCCTCCCATTGGGACGGATACCAGCCCAATGACATCTCAAATGTACCTTCCAAGAACAGATACCCACGCTTCTCAGCAATTCTGCCTCTAAGCCTAAGGAAACTTTCGTAGTCAATCTGAGATGCCTCGCAAGCTACCACCATTCGCGGTGCTTCCATTGCAAGACTACGGTAGTCGTTAGCAGATTTCGTCTTGATGGTAAAAATACCGGGGTCTTCC